TTTAAAAACTGTGCCATTTCCAAAGAAAACTCTTACTTTATCCTTGCCAAGTTTTACAGGTTCATCCTTAAGATGGGCAACAAAAACATGATAACATCTGCCGCCTCGTGAATATATGTCTTCAGATTTTCTAACATGATGCCATACGGCAGGGTTTATAAAAACTCTATCACCATCAGGGCCCTCAAGATATGCAGAAGTTTTACCTTTCAACGGAAAACCAGCAGCCGTAGAAATTTTAAGTGCATCTAAAAATCGAACCCCAGGAACTCCATTAATATTTTCCTTATCAGTCAGAGGACGAACATGTCTAACAGTACCAAAACCTAACCTCCGCAACTCACGTTTAATAGGTAACATATAATCCAACACCGCCCAATTAAGGACATGTGTGGGTGGACCTTTACTAACTGTCGCAAATTCAGCTAAATTTTTTGAAAAATGATACCAACTTGGAGGTTTGTCCATGTTAGGTTTGCCATGTTGAATTGGTATGTCATTATCATTCAAAAATTCCAACCCATACTTCCTATATTGAACTTTTGTTCGATATTTGTGTGTACCTCCATTAGAGCCAAAACAATGAATGTTAGATTCAGGTGGTAAAAAGTTCACAGGGTGTTTAGGTGCTATAGTATCATCTATGTGTTGCGTAGAAGCATCAGAAAAATGCGTTGAAAAATCTGTGTCGTAAACACCTTCTGCAGGTATATCAACAGAACTCCAAATGTTTCTAGACATATCAGAAATCGCAGCTTCAACTTGACTCTTATAAAGGACGCCACTACATCCTCTGTTTGTACCGGTGACTCCACCTAAGTGAAAGCCAGCTATAAATGAGGGTTTAGTATCTGACACCCAAACGCTAGTGCACATGCCATTAAAGGTGATGCCCTTCTCTAAATTGTATATATGTCCCAAAAACTGTGATCCTTCCGGGCCAGTGTCTTGAGTTCCATAATTCAAATAGGCTGTGTCAACTATTATGTTAGCATCTTTATCCCGGCAAACTAATGTAGCTGGCAGTGATCGCATCATGTCACATTGTGGAAAATAATCTAACACCTCTTTACGAGGCATACTATTAGCCATATAATATACACACAAATCAGTACCAGGAACATGACGCCATGCTTCTCTGGAGTAAAAAATAATTTGGGTGTGATTATTAGTAATAACTCCCTCAGTGCGTGCGGGCTGAGAAACAATAGATATAGTACTGTCACCATGTTTCTCTATCAACTTAAGAAAATGGTGCGGGACTATGAAATAATTCTGTCTAACAAAAAAGCCATTGACAAATTTCTTTCCAGCTACAACTAAAACAATATTTGACTGCACTTTGTTTTGTAAATCAGTAGGAACGTGCGTGTTGGGAAAACCAGCTACGCGCGTCAAGTGAGGTTTAATCCACACATTCTTCTTACTTGCATTGGCGTCTAATTCCTCCATACTCAATGGCGCAAGATTGCCCTGTGGTTTGATTTTATCTTTGAGCAAAGCCCAAAAATGCTTAATAATCAATCCAAGGACATATCCCAAAGCAAAAGTAGCCAAGAAAATGTGTCTACCATCTGTAGTGCACCACCGATAATAACGATTGTACACGGCTCTATACCGAACACTTCTAATGTAAAGAGCAACCCAAGAAACTCCCCACGCCAAAGGGGCTACAACACTCCCGTAAGCTGGAAGGCAATAAGCAAGAAGAGGTAAACAGTTTCTATAATCTGTTAATGCCGATATGGTTGGTCCCAAACTTGAAATCAGAGACCACCTCGTCATAACGCCAGTCCACCTAAGGAACTCACTACGAACTTCTTCAACATCTATAAACTGAGGGTCTATCTGCTTATGAGGATATTCCTCGGCCATTTTATTACTTAAGAACTCTGGTATAGATTTCATCTGTTTAACTACGTTAACCTGCTCTAAACTGTGCTGCTTGGACATGCGAGTAATAATATCTAAAGCTGTCAAAATGTCAACTGGAATGGCGTCGCCTGTAATGCTATCAGGACAAATAGGAACTTTAACAATAGTCGCAGTACCACCAACCTGCCAGTCATTGATATGCTTTCTCTAAGACGATCTTTTCAGTCGTCTGAAACATATTGAGCAACTGATTGTCAGGCGCTGTTTACTTTTCAATGATCGAGATCATCTTGGGGAAAAGAATT